AGTAGATGGTGCGGTAGCAGATGCTGGGTTTGATGCAGGTGTAATGGATGGTGCAATGAATTATTCATCAAGCGGCAACATCAATGGATTTACTTTTAACTATGATATGACAATGACTGCTGATCAAGTTGCACAATACAAACAATTAGCAGATGCGGCCAACAGTGTAAAAGCATTTAGTCCTGAATATTACGAAGCGGCAGGTAAGTTACACGGATTTTTGTCAACAACACAACAAGCAAACGCAGATCTAACTGCACTTGCAAGAACCATAGCAGATATTCCTAAAGATATGTTAACAGGAGATCAAATTGATGCGGCTATTGCTGTGCTTGACAATGCTGACAAAGCAATTGAGACATTAAGCGGCGCAGGCGGCGCAATTGGTGCGGCGGCACAAGGTGCTCTTGCTACAGTTGATGACAGCAATAAAGAAATGCACAAGATCAAACCAATTGATCCTGAAGAGAAGAAACAACTTGAATTAAGTTTAAAAGGCGGCGGCGAAGCAAAAGCAGAATCAATTGATTACGAAACTTCATACAAATATTTGTTAGAGCAATATCTTGCAGAAGCAGATCCAGCACAACAAGATTTACCATTAGACAATCCTAATACAGCAGGCGCAAAACTTAAAAAAGGTTTAGGCAATCTTGCAAGTAAAGTAGGTGGAGCAGTAAAAGGTGCGGCAGGCAAAGCGGCCGCAGGCGTTAAACAAGCCGCTAAGGATATTGGAAACAAAGTAACTGCAAACAAACTTAACAAAGCATGGAAAGCGGCAGGCGAACCTACAGACGCAGGAAGCATTTCAAACATTCTTGCAGACGCAGGAATGACAAACGATGATATTTCAGCACTTGCACAAGAAAAGAAAGTAGATTTACCGGCGTCGTCAACAGCACCAAAAGCAGATGCAGATGCAGGCGCACCAGAAGGCGGCACAGCACCAGCAGGTGGTGGCGAAACAGATGGTGGAGCAACAGCACAAAGTGGTGGTGATACAGCAACAGCACAAGGTGGCACAGATACTAAAGCAGGCGCAGATGGCGGTTCTAACGCTGATACAGCGTCAACAAGCGGTGGTCAAGGTAGCGGTGCTACTGCGACAGCATCTAAAGGAGAAAGACGTGCTACTAAGGATGAAATTGCTAAGTGGGTTAAAAAAGATGCCGCACTTGTAGATAAGAATCCTGCACTTGATGGACCAATTGAAGCAGATAGAGATGGTAAAAATATTGGACTTGTTAGACAAGTAAACGGTGAAGATCATATTTGGTTAGGATTATCATGGGTAAACATGGTATCAGGAAAACCAACAAGTCCTGACACACAAGGATTAGGCAGACCAGATCTTGAAGAACTTGCTAAAGAAATTCAAAAGGCAAATGTTGCTAAACTTGTTAAAGATCAATTAACAGCACCTGGCGTTAAGGCAGGCACAAAACAAGCACAAGTTACTAAGCAGATGACTTCTAAGGCGGCAACTGCAAACGCAGGACCTAAAGCAGGAACAAGATTCCAAGACACTTCAAAACAAGGCGCTACCATTCAGTAATTAAAAGAATGGTAAGCCTGATTTCTTAGTAGTTTCTAAATTTTCGTCTATTACTTTTTTTACAATTTCACGATCTTCAGGACCGAAGTCGTATGCTTCTGATAACGAAACGCCTCCCCGCATATACCAAACAATTTTTAAAGTGTCATGTTTAATTTGTTTGCCATCGGCTTCAAGGCGTTTAGTTTCTTTTAAAATTTCGTCAAGAGGCAGGCGTGCTATTTTCGAGCGAAAAAATTTGATTGATCAAACGCAATAGGTACTTCAAAAGTTTCTGGTGCACCTGCTTGTCGTTCTTCATCTGTTGTTACAACAGTTAACGGTTTGATAGCAAACTCGTTTTTCATTTTTTCGAGATGGTTTTTTACAGTGTCAAAAATCTTTCCATCTGCACCTGCAAAAAATTCTCTAATATGATTAATGTTTGTAACTGGTTCTTCGTTCTCAAATTGAATGCTTTTAACTTGCTGAACAACCATATCTAAGTTATACTCTGTAAGTTTTTTGAAACTTACATTAAACCTTGCTAACTTTTCTTCTTCGGTTAGTTTAGCATCGTCAATTGCTTTGACTAATCTTTGTTCTTCAAATGCTTTTAGAGCGGCTTGAGTAAACTGTGTATAGTTAGTAGGAATTAATTTAAAAGTAAATCCGTCACTATGAAAAGTTTCCTGGAAGTGTCTATTTTGCATTGAATCTAACAGTTGGACTAAATCAACTGCATAATCTTTTTCAATTTCAGTGCCTGGAATCTTAGTTGTAACTGTAAGTTCTTCTCCGTAAGAAGCAATTCTAATTGCAACAAGAATTGCATCAAGATCCAGACTTGGTGTTGCAAATCCATCTTTAATATTTGGAATACAACTTTTAATCAAATTAACAGTTGATTCACCGTTAATTAACGCATCTGGAGTTTTCAAGACCAATTCGTCTTTTGCGGTCATTGAATATACTGGCAACTCGCCGTTCTCAGGCATATCAATCGAACCTTCTGGCCAATACTTTCCTTGAGACGGCAATCTAAGATAGATCTTAGGCTGTCTAAAGTGTTTTGTCAGAGGATTTTGACCTTGAGGCTGAATTGGTATAGGGCCTCGTGGTGTATTATTTTCTGCCATTTTTTTCTCCTGCTAAATAAGTGTAGCACAAGTATTTATAGTGTCTTATAATGTGAGTATATAATAAATGGCAGTACAAGTTGATATTCCCGGTTTTGGCATGGTTGAAGCCAAAGATGCGGCATCAGAATCTACACTAAAAGAGATTTTACGTGCATTGCAGGGTAAAGGTGGAAGTTCTGGCGGCGCTGGAGGCGGCGGCGGAGGTGCCGGCGCAGGTGGACCACAAGGCGGATTTGCTGGAGTTATGCAAAAAGCCGCAAAGGGCACGGGTAAATTTACTGACCAAATAAAAGAAACACGAACTGCATTACAAGATTTTGCCGCAGGACTTAAAATGATCGGCGGATTAGTTTCCGGAGCATTTGGAGCAGTTGCTACAGGCGCTCAAGGATTAGCAATGGAGTTAATATCAGGCGGTAATAGAATGTCTGATTTCTTACAGCATATTCCATTTGTAGGTAATGCACTTGCTGGATTAACAGGATTATTAGAACAACAAGTAGATAATTTCCGAGATTTATCAGAAGTAGGTGCCGGATTTGGTAACAGTGTCTTAGGATTAACCAAAGCGGCAACTGAAGCAGGTATGGGAGTATCTCAATTCTCAGAATTTGTAGGACAAAATTCTCAAAACATGATGCTATTAGGAGGCACAACTACAGAAGGTGCTAAAGCATTTGGCCGACTCACAAGACAAATAAGAAATAGTGACAGAGACTTCCAGGGCATGGGTTTTACATTTGAGGCTCTTAACGAACATACTGTAGAATACATGGATCAGTTAGCAATGCAAGGCAGACTGTCTGGTATGAGTCAAGCAGAACTTAGAAAAGGTTCTGAAGACTACTTAATGCAGATTGACAGACTTGCAAAAGTTACAGGTAAATCACGTAAAGAAGCGGAAGCATTACTTAAGAAACAAGCGGCAGAAGCAAACGTACAGGTTATGGCAAGTAAACTGTCAGGCAAGGCTTTAGAAAACTTTCAAAATAATATTGCATTTGTTGATTCAGAACTTCCTGGTTTCAGTAACGCAATTAAAGATATGGCAGACGGTGTAGCACAAACACCACTTGCACAAAAACTTGCGGCAACAATTCCAGGCTTTGCTGATCTACAAAAAGAAATGGCCAGCGGAAGTCTAAGTCAAGAAGAATATACAAAACGAATGGCGGCGTTTGGTCCACAGATTGATAACTTTGTCAAGAGCATGGATCCTGCAATGGTACAAGCATTGATGGGCAAAGAAGGCTTTGGCGAAATGATGAATGGTATGGCAGAATACAACAAATTCTCTACCAAGTATCGAAATGCTGATTTCAAAAAAATGGAAGAAGAGCAGAAAGCACGTGATAAAGCAACACAACAACTTGCAAACTTCGAAACAAGAATTGCTGAAATCAGAGCAAAAATTATGCAAACACTTATCGACAGTGGAGTGCTTGATAAACTAAACGAACAGTTTGGAAACTTAATGGAATGGTTTACAAATAATGGAGAAGGTTTAACAGATTCTATTGGTACAGTAATGGAAGATGTATTAACTTATGCTTCTGAATTTGCAACGTTCCTTAAAGATGCATGGAAGGCCGCTGACGGAGATTTAGGAAAATTCTTCTCAAAAATATGGGAAGAAAAACTATCACCTGAATTAACTAAGGCGATGGCAAAAGTTGGAGAAATATTCGGTTCATGGTTTGGTAACTTCTTTAAAGAACATCTTGGTAAATTAATTGCAGGAGTCCTTGGAGGAATTGCAGGACTAATAATTTCAGGATTTGTAACATCATTATTACCAACTGTGTTTGGTATTATCCTCGGTCCTATTATTGCACCGTTCCTTGCAATTGGTGCGGCACTATTAGCAATCTTTGGTTGGGAAACTATCAAAGGTTGGGTTGGAGCGGCTTGGGACGCTATTGTTTGGGTATTCAAAGGCATTGGAGATATGTTTTCGTGGATATGGGAAAAAGTACAAGTTCCAATTAAATTTGTTTGGAGTATATTCTCAACAATGTTTGGATGGATAGGTGATACTTTTGGTTGGATATACGACAAAGTCAAAGCACCTATAATGGTTATCTATGATGCAATTAGTAGTATGTTTGGATGGATAGGTGACACAGTAGATTGGATTTGGGGTAAAATCAAAGCGTTAAATCCTTTTAGTTGGTTTGGCGGCGATGATGACGAAGACGAAGCAGAAAAGAAAATTGCAGAAAAGAAAAATGAAACAGTAGGATTATCCGCTGAGGAAATGAAAGAATATAATGCATACACCAAAAAAGATGCTGATTCAACAAGTTCATTTAGTCCTACACAGACTGCTAATGCAATAATGCCAGATGCACCAAAAATTGATAGTACTAAAATTGAAGATATGCCAGACTTCAAAAAAACGGAAAGCATTGCCGGAAACGGCTTCGAGACTGCAGAAGCAAAAGTAAATAGTAGTAGTCAGATGTCTCAGGCAATGGCAGAATTGTTATATGAACAAAATAGAATACTGAAGGCCCAATTAAGTGCAATAAAAGGTTTACAAGGTAATCTATTGAAAGGATTAGGATAATATGAGTTGGAAAAGATACTTTACTAATGTACCAACTGCTGATAACAGTATGGGTAACATGAGTCCATTTAGTGGTCGCGGTGGCGCAGAACCTGGGCCAGCACGTTCTAACTATTCCTCATATCTTCCAGATGTATATGTAGGTTCACCGAATCGAGTTGAACGTTATGGACAATATAATGTAATGGATAATGATTCTGAAGTTAATGCGGCTTTAGATATTCTTGCAGAATTTTGTTCTCAAAAAAATCCTGCTAATCATACAAGTTTTAATTTACATTTTAATAACAAAGCAACTAATTCAGAAGTAAAAATTTTATCACAGTATCTAAAACAGTGGTCAAAACTACAAAAGTTTGATACTAAAATGTTCCGTATTTTACGTAACGTATTCAAATACGGTGATGCTTTTTTTGTTAGAGATCCAGAAACTAAAAAATGGTTTTATATTGATCCTGCAAAAGTTTCACGTATTATTGTAAACGAATCAGAAGGCAAAAAACCTGAACAATATATTATTAAGGATATCAATTTTAACTTTAGAGATCAAGTAATTACTGATCCATATATCACATCAGGTAATATAACAGGCGGCGGCGCTTCACAACCTGCTACAGGTTATCAAAGCGGTGGAGCACAAGGAATGGTTGGTAATACAGGAACTTCACAAGCCGGAAGCAGGTTCCAAACAGGACAAAGAGAATTTGCTATTGATGCTGAACACGTTGTACACTTATCACTATCAGAAGGTTTAGACAACAACTATCCATTTGGTAATTCACTATTAGAATCAATCTTTAAAGTTTACAAACAAAAAGAATTACTTGAAGATGCTATTATCATTTACCGTACACAAAGAGCGCCAGAAAGACGTGTGTTTTATATTGACGTAGGTAATATGCCTTCACACTTGGCAATGCAATTTGTTGAGCGTGTTAAAACAGAAATACATCAAAGACGTATTCCTTCAAGCACAGGTGGTTCAACAAGTGTTATTGATAGTGCATACAATCCATTATCAACAAATGAAGATTACTTCTTTCCACAAACTGCTGAAGGACGTGGATCAAAAGTTGAAACACTGCCAGGCGGTACTAACTTAGGTGAAATTGATGACCTAAAATACTTTACTAATAAACTTATTAGAGGTTTACGTATTCCAAGTTCATACTTACCAAGTGCGGCACAAGACGAAGGCCAAAGTCAATACAATGACGGTAGGGTTGGTACAGCATACATTCAAGAATTACGTTTTAACAAATACTGTGAACGTTTACAAAGTCTTGTTACAGAAGAATTTAATCAAGAGTTTAAACGTTATTTGTTAGAAAAAGGTGTAAACGTTGATATTAGTATGTTCGATCTTAGAATTGAACCACCAATGAACTTTGCAAGTTATAGACAATCAGAACTTGACAATGTACGTATTCCAACTTTTACACAAATTCAAGCAATTCCGTTTTTATCTAATCGTTATGCAATGAAACGTTTCTTAGGTTTAACTGAAGAAGAGATTGCAGAAAACGAAAGACTATGGCGTGAAGAAAATGATGAAAATCTACAACCTTTACCAACTGATGCCGCAGGCGAAATGCGTGGTGTAGGTATTAGTGGAGCAGGCATTGGTGATGATATGGCAGGCGCAGAGGATATAGATCCAGAAGCAGAACCAGCACCAGTTGACGGAGGAGCGGCGGCACCACCTGATACAACAACTGGCGGCGGAGCAGGTCCTGCACCAGAAACACCTCCAGCATAGGAATAAATAGTTACATGATACTAAGAGAATTATTTTATTTTGATAAAGAAACATTAGAACCAATCGAGGATAAGTCCTACGACGCAATGGATGACGAGTCAATTCTTAAACCAGACGATACACGTAAAACAAGATTAACACTTCGTCAGATTAATAAAGCACGTAGAGCCTCAGAGTATCATCAAGAAGAACAACAAAAAGAATTACATTTCGTAAAACAAATGTACGGTATTGCTTCACAACCTGAAGTTTAACGGAGTTTAGCAAATGTCTACGGCGTTTGTTATTGGCAACGGTAGAAGCAGAAAATCAATAGACCTTATCCCTTTAAAAAACATAGGAACTATATACGGTTGCAATGCACTGTATAGAGAGTTTGAACCTGATCATCTTGTGGCAGTAGATGCTAAAATGATATTTGAAATAGCAAAAAGCGGCTGGCAGAAACAGCATAAAGTATACACTAATCACAATAAAACATTTAGAGAAATTGAAGGATTAAAGATTTTAAACCCAAGCAAAGGTTGGAGTAGTGGGCCTACTGCTTTAGATTTGGCAACTGAACACGGAAATGAAATAATCTATATTTTAGGCTTTGATTTTAAAGGTACTACAGGCTCAGGACAAGCAGGAGATCTTGTTAATAACCTATATGCAGGCACCTTAAATTATAAAAGACCTACTGATCCTGCTACATATTATGGCAACTGGGAACGCCAAGTTGGCATTATTTTGCAAAGAAATAGCAAAACGAGATATATAAGAGTAGTAGAAGAAGGAGAGATTTTCGTACCAAAAAGTTTACAAAAATTCTCAAATTTAAAGCATATTACAGTTGAAGAATTTAAGAAAGACTTCAACTAATCACATTCGGGTTTCAAAATCCTGCGTTTTGAGCCTGTTTTCCGCGTATATTTCCAATTATATGTAAATATTATTGACAGCCTTACCATATATAAACTTACAGGAGGTACCAAAATGGCAGATCGTAACAAATTCGAGGAAATGCTCGAAAAATTAGTTAACGAAGATCGCAAAGGTGCAGAAGAACTGTTCCACGAGATCG